AACGTCAAGGAGTTTAATACTCATTTTTTGAAAGCGTCCTTAATGGATTCAATAGTGTCATCCTCAGTGCGGTGACCTTTAATAGCCTCCACACCACGAAGAAGGACTTGAACGATGCTGTTCTCACGGAGCTTAGAAGCACCGATGATTTCAGAACCGATAAAAAGTGCAAAGAATGCAAGTGCCTCATAAGACACTTTGATGCCGAGAATAGTGATCATTTGTTTAGCCTCGTGTTTTTGTCATAGTTGTGCGTTAATTAATACATAGCCAAGTGATCCAGCTGCACCCGGAGATACAATAACGACCTTGACGCTAACGTTAGTGGTATCAACTGACTGCACATTTGCCGATACTCTTGCCGCCCCATAGGATGTTCCTCCACCAGAATCCGTAAAGTAAAGAGTAATATTAACGTCCTCAACTTCTGGTGCAGCCAGTAATCCGTGTGCGATAGTTAACACAGTGCTTGTTCCAGCAGCAGCATCTAAAGCAAAACTGCTTCCAGACTTTTTCCTGACAGTAGATAGCTTATCTGTACCATTTTCGTTAAAGTAAACGTCCCAGGTTTCCAAACCATCTATGGTATTGGGACCAGAGCCCGTAAACGCTGTTTGACCGGCACTACAAAACCCAGTTAATGAGTACTTGGATCCTTTAGATGCTGCGGCATTGTTCCAAAGAGTAGCGGAGTCAGACAAAGCCAGCTTGTACTGATTGTATTGCGCATCTCCTCCATCATTAGTCTTTAGCGCCGTACCACCCGTTCCATTGAAGAACCTAATTGTTCCGCTAATTACGTTACCATTGGCACCAGCACGAGTGACAAGACCAGTGCCAGTGCTGACTCCAGTAGCCCCGTAAACAACTAGGTTATTGATGGTATTATAGTCTCCAACAACATCCATACCTCCATCAGCAGCGGCATTAAAGGTCTTAATCACTACGTTGTTAAATGTGCAGTGATTACCATTCAGGTAAAACTGATAGGAACCTGTTGACCTGAGATTTTTGTAGAGCTGTGTCATTCCGCCTTGATAAAGGAATGAACCATCAAAGTAAACACCTTCCTGGTAGTTTGATTCGGAGATCATATTTTCGTATGTCCCGTTGGTATTGCAATAAAAGCCGTACCCATCATTAGCATAAATATGGGCTAGTCCAATATCACAAACCCCAGAATAGACTCCAGCAGAACGCTCAGATCTAAAACCATCTAAGCCGTTTTCGTTGCAGACAATCTGACTAATGTGGCTATCGTGTGGACCACGAAAATGCCACCCGTATCCATCACAGTTTCTAATCCAGACTCTGCCGATATTACCTTCAGGTAGGTCCTGCCAGCCCTGTTGTCCAGAAATATCGCCTGCTTCTGAATAGATGCCGTTGCCTTTGCAGTCTCTGATAACAACTTCATCAAGTCGAAGAGCTTTGCAATAGAGACGAAGGCCATCACCAGAAGTTTGATTTGCTTTATTGCCGTCGACCTGGAGGTTGCGGAGTCCAATGTGACTTAATACACCATCTGAATTAAGCCATTTATTTTGACCAGTAAGGCCATCAAACCCAAAGGACTTGATAAAATGGTCGTTGAGGTTGTTCTTTGCTTTGAGTGTTGTGGACTGGATAGAAGCTCCCTCTAGGATTACTCTATCCTTAAGGATAATTTGTCCGCTAATGTAAGTGCCAGCCGGAAGATAAATAACACCTCCCGCACTACCTAGGCTATCAATAGCCGCCTGAATAGCAGCCGTATCATCCGTCACACCGTCTCCAACAGCACCAAAGTCCTTAACGGAGACAACATCCCTCAGCTTGCTTTCAACAGTCCGAGTGGTTGCACCTGTGCCGGATTGGGTAAAATCGAGCTTACTAGCAACAATACCTGCAGATGAATTCACATCTGCATTAACAATGCTATTGCCTAGGTTAAGTTTACTGTACTGAATAGCAGCTCCACCATCCACCTTAGCGTTAGTGACACTGCCGTCAGGAATAGTACCTACAAGGTAGTTAGAGGAACTATGAACCTCAACAATATCACCTGCTGTCAAAGCAGGAATACCAGTCAAGGTTGTACCAGTGGTACCAGTATAATCAACACCACGGACTTGAAGAGCGCCGTTAATAAAGACCTTTTCAGAACCGGCAACATATGACAAGGAAATGCCATTGTCATCAGTACCACTAAGGCTCGTCTCACCACCAACTGCAGTCTTAGACCACCGACGATAGAAGTACGGTACTTGAGAGGAGAAAGCGCCTTCTACAAAAGTACGAGTAGCGGCATCAGTACCGGCAACTGGATCAGCAAGATTGGTGATTTTATAGCCGCCCATATCGAAGTCACCAACCATTGTGGTGGAACCATCTGTTTGGACAGCATTATTATCAATCTCTTGAATAACGTATAGGTTCTGAGTAAAGTTATCGTTTAGGTCAACAGCACGAATAGCTGAACCAGAGATAAAAGTAGCAGCAAGCGTATCGTTGTTAGTGTTACGGTAGACACGAATGGTACTACCATCAGCAGGAGCACTGCTAAATGTAATGATTTTAGTAGAAGGGTCAATGGTAAATGCAGTAGTTGCTACACCATTGATAGTAATCAATACATCACTATCTTCCAAATAAGGAAACGGAATCGGACCAAATGTAACGTCCGAGCCGTCTCCTGTGTATGTAATTTCAGTTAAAGCCATGGTTACATTTAGTAAGACATTGTTTGTTTCATATTGTCAAGGAAGCGTTTGGCACCATCAAGGTCACCAACTTGCAGGAAGTTTTCAACTGTTTGATTCTTGTACACCTTTTGTTGGATACCATCACGTGTAGAAACTTGTGCTTCTGCATAACGCATGGAAGAACGAAGAGCAGCATCTAGATAAAGATGAATGTTCTTGAACTTCTCTACTTCAGGCTGAAGACCCATATCTCGTGCCTTCTTAAATTCCTTACGGAACATCTTACCTTCTTCAGTTTGCATGATACGTTGGATCTCACGTTTGAAGATCTGCTGCTTACCCATCATGCTAGTTACTTCAGAACGTTCTTCGTTGCTGTACTCAACACCACGACCATTGGTCTTAAGTGTAGGACGTGCATCGTATTCAATGTCCATGAGGAACTGCTTTTCAGGAGACACCTCACCATTTACTTTCCAAGGTAGGTAGGTATTCCATACTCTTGCAAAGAAGTTAGGAGGTTCACCAACAAGACCACCATCAATCCAGTCATGTGCATCAGGCAAAGCTTGCTTCATAATCGGGTTACGGTTAGCAACAAGATCAAAGAAGTTATTCTCAAGCTCTTTCTTGTTAGGAGTAATAAGACGACCAAACTCAGCCATCAAGCTAGAACCAGGCATAGAAGCACTGGTAGCAAAAGAAGAAGTCCAACGGTTAATAGCACCAACATCACCACGGATAACGTCATTAAGAGGCTCCAGAGCAGCCAACATAGACTTATCAGTGATAGTAGCGCTAAGAACAAAACCAGCAGCACGTAGATTCTCAGCCAACTCAGCAGAGTTAAGAGAATCAAAGTTATCCATGATGTTAGCAGTCAGAGCAACCCAATCACTTACACCAGGAATACCGTCATAGCTAACCCACTGACCACCAGGTACACGGATAGAACGAGGTTGCCAGTTAGCATCACGACGTAGACGTTGTTTTTCTTTGTCGTAAAGACCATCACCAGTGATACGGTCACTCATAAAGAGACCCACAGCTCCCATCACACTCAACGTACCAATAGCCTTGCGACCTTTAAGTTCAGCACGTACAGTAGTGTAGACACTTTCAATGTTGTCTAAAGAGTAATCAATACCGCGAGAAGATAGCAGTTGTTCTACCTCTTGACCACTCATTTCAAAGAACTCACGGTCAAAGGCGTTCACCTTATCAATAAAAGCGCCAACAGGATTATGGGTACCGAAGTAGGCAGCCATATTCAGTGGAGTCTTAGTAAAGAGAAGGAATGGTTTAAGGATAGGAGCAGTGCGAATAAGACTAGAAAGAGCATCGTTGGCTGGATTATCCAAAGCCATTGAGATCTCACTAGATGCATAACGTACAGCAGAGTCTGTAATGTTATCGTTTTCGTCAAACATTGCAGAATAAACTTCCTTAGCCAGCTGATCAGACGCTTGTTTATCAAGAGGAATCACACCACCTTTAGTGACTGTATCCCAAGCTCGACCACGTGCTTCCCAGTTAGCAACAACTGACTGAGTAAATCCGTCAAATGCCTGCATACCACGTTGACCAAAGCGAAGCCATGGATGCATTGCAAGGTCATTCTGTGCCTCTACAATAGACATCATGACTTGAGGACCATATTCACCTTGTTGTGCTTTAGCATCAGCAAAGGTCTTAAGAAGTTCAATTTGCTGTTGATCTGCTACACCAGTATCTTCACGAAGAGCCATCACATAAGGGTCAGAAGCAGACCTACGGAAGACCTGATTCATGTAACCAAGTGCATTGCTCAAAGTATCCCAAGCTGCAGAATACTGATACCAGCCTTTACGGAAGGTAGCAATATCTCCATTAATAATTGCACCAGCTGCTTGAGCAATAGGACGCTCAGCAAGTAGAGCAATGTTGGAAACACCTGCTTTGATAGGTGTACCAATAGCAGAAAGAGTAGAGTTATAAAGGTTAGACCAGAATCCACGCATTACAACAGAAGGAATCTCAGGTTCACCATCAAAGAAAGCTTTGCTAAGTGTACCAAGAGAACCACGAACGTAGTTGTTAAGCTTAGAGATTGTATCTACTTTACCATCAGTAAACTCATATGCCATCATCAGTGGAGCAAGCATCTCAGGACGCTCAGCTTTTACTTCACGAAGGGTATTAATAGTTTGCTTAGCTTCAGCTTTGATACGTTCAATAGCTTGCAGGGTAGCGTTCTCTTCGTTCTTGATAGTGTTATTGATACGAGTAGCATACGCTGCATCTGCTGCATCACTACCTTTGGCAGTCAAACGATTCCAAAGGTTGAGCATATTCAACGCACGACCACGAGAGTATGAAGTCATACCCTTTTGTGCCATTAAAAACTCAAGACGATCAAGAATCTGTTCTTGTGCTCGATCAACAGCAGCAGTACCGTCCATCAAACGTACACCTTGAGCCATGTCAGAAACTTGACCAGCAAAAGAAGTACCAACATATGCTTGAGCACGCATAACATCCATGTTAGCGTAGTCATCCATCAGCTTATTGATGGTCTGGAAGACAGCAGCATA